GTCATATCGTAATACTAAACGTGCAGACGGCGAGATGACAAAAAAATCTTTTAGCCCAAGTTCCCTTGGATATGGTCACGGAACATGCCCAAGATATTGGTATATGGCTTTTAGCGGTGCTATGTTTATTGATGATAACGATGCTGTAGCCGTAGCCAATATGGCTCAAGGCACACAGGCACATGAAAGACTTCAAAAGCTAATTGCCACAATGCCAGAGTTTAGGGCCGAAGAAGAAGAAATTATAAATGAATATCCTCCAATTCGTGGATTCATTGACTTAATTATGGAATATGACAATGAAACCGTAATTGGTGAAATTAAAACGGCTAAGCAAGAAGTGTGGGATGCAAGACAATCAGAGATGAAGCCTACCTCCAACCACTTGCTACAATTACTTACATACATGAAGCTGAAGAATGCAAAAGAAGGATTCTTTTTATATGAAAATAAAAATACTCAGGAGATACTTGTTATACCAGTTTCAATGAATGAAAGAAACACTAAAATAATTGAAGATACATTTTTATGGATGTGTGAAGTTTGGGATAACTTTAAAGATGGAGATCTTCCAATGAAGCCAGCAGGAGCATCTAAATCAAAAATGCCGTGCACCTATTGTCCAGTTAAAAAAGAATGCTATGCTGGACTAACTGGTACTGTTCAGATAGAAAGATTTGAAGTACCTTCACTATGATTTGTGCCAATAAAGAATGCTTAAATGGTAAGGAATTTAATCCTAAAACGCATAATCAAAAATATTGTTCAGAAGAATGTTGCAGAGTTGCAACTAATAAAAGAATAATGGAAAAGTATTACGAAAAAAAGGCAATACGTAATGGAACAATTGTAAGAAAATGTAAAAAATGTAAATCAAAGCTTAGCATATACCACAATGAAAGCTTTTGCTCTAGTTGTGAAAAATCTATAAACCTAGAATCTAGAAATAATCTTTTAAGGATGATAGATGACATTAGCTAGCCTTGTTAAAACAAAAGCCAATAGGGTTTTAGGAATAGACGCCTCGACAAATTCTGTAGCCTTTTGTCTTATGGAAAATGATAAGCCTTTAAAATGGGGAAAAATAAATTTAGTTGGAGCAGATATATATGAAAAAATATATAATGCTAAAGTAAATACTCATGCGATGCTAGAAGAATTAAAATCAGATTATATTGCAGTAGAAGGAGCAATACTTGTCAAGTCACCCGATGCTGTGATAAAATTGTCATATGTCTATGGAGTTGTTATTGCTGAGCTTATGTCTACTGGTGCTGAGGTTATTACAATTAGCCCATCCTCGTGGCAGGCGTTTATTGGCAATAAAAATCCGACAAAAGATGAAAAGTCTGCAATAAGATTGTCTAATCCAGGTTACGCAGAATCCTGGTATAAAACTCAGTTGCGGAATATGCGTAAGCAAAGAACCGTAGATTATTTTAACAGCAAGTATAGTTTATCGGTTACAGATTTTGATGTGGCAGATGCATTCGGCATTGCTCACTATGCAAACAAGGTGTTGACACAAAGATGATCCCTAAGAATTTATTTCAAACATACTATTGTGATTATAAAGATTTACCTAGCTATGTAAAAAATTGTACGGAAACATGGCAGCAAAATAACCCAGACTTTAATTATATTTATATGAGCGAAACTGAATGCCATAAGTGGCTATTAGAAAATTATGATGCTCCTTATGCAAGAGCTTATGAGCTTCTTAAACACAAAGCAATGAAGGGCGATCTTTGGAGATATAGTATTGTAAATAAGCTTGGCGGAATTTATATGGACATAGACTCTGTATGTAGAAGACCTATTTCTGAAGTAATTGATTATGAGTCTAATTTTGTTACATCGCTAGAATTAGAAAAAAATTCAATGTTTACCCAGTGGGGATTTGGTGGGCAAGCAAACAACCCTATTCTTACTAATTTAACAAACTATATTATAGAGAATGTTGATGGTTGGCCAGAAAACAAAGATTCATTAAATACTGATTTAACTGGCCCAGTTTCTTTTCAAAAAGCAGTAGTTAGTGTTTTAGGTAGCGATGCAGACACAATAGTTAATTTAATGGATTCTTTTAACACTAATGCAATAGACGTTGGAGTAGTTTGGGAAGATTATATTAAAAATTCTATAAAAGAAACAAACAACTCTGCTATTGCAAAAAAAGAAGGGTTTAAATTGTATGGCTTTAACTTTGACGGGGTTGGTAGACATTTTATGTCTTCGCAAAGATGGACAGATAATGCAATTGGACAATCAGGAATTGTAACTAAAATTCTTGGAAGAAAGCCGAGAGACATAAGTTCTGATTATGCTGAGGTCAAAATATATTTAAAGAATAATCCTGGATATAATTCGTTTGGAGGAGTGTAAATGGCTTTTGATTTAATTGGTTTAAATCCAACTGGAATTGAGGGTAGACATTTTAGAAGAAACATAACATCCTGGTACTATTTATGGGACAGCATTTGTGATCTTTACCCAGAAATAGCATCTAAGGTTGAGTATGCTTACTCTAATGATGGAGACATTTTAGACAAAGAGTCTTGCGAAAAGTTGGCAGCACTAATATTTGAAGATATAAAAAATGAAAGTCTTAACCATTACTGCTATCAAAATTTTACATCAAAGAAAATTATATCTCCACAGTATGCAGATTATTACGACTTTTATTTATTTTTAACTCAATCGGGTGGATTTAAAATATGTTAAAGTTTTATCAAAATAAAGAATGGCTATACAGAAGGTATGTTGTTCAAAAGAAAACGGTAACTGAAATAGGAAAAGAATGTGGTGTATCTGCTATGACCATACAAAGATACATAGAGCAGTTTGGATTAATTAAAAAAAGATGAGCAAAGACCTATGGCTAAATGCTAATAAAGAAACAGCTGGCGACCTTATTCTTACAGGATATAACGGGGCTTTACAAGACATGCCAGTCTATGAAGAAGTCAGATCCTTGTTTGGTCATGGGTCAACAGCACTAGATTTTGGATGTGGCGTAGGAAGAAATTCAGTAGCCTTGTCAGATACGTATGACAAAGTTATTTCTTTTGATTTACCAAGCATGATAAGCCTAGTGCCAGAAGATAACAAGCTTAGTAATATAATATACACTACAGATTGGGATTACGTAAAAGAATTTAAGTTTGATGTTGTATTAGCCAGCCTCGTATTTCAGCACATAGAGGACTCAGAATTAAACTCATATTTAAATGATTTGTCTCAAATAGCGGACAGGCTAGTACTTCACAGCAGGACTTGGATTGACCACTCAGAATCACAGGTCTTGCCAATTGTTGAGAAATATTTTATAATTGACACCATAGAGTATTCAAGAGATCCCAATAATCCAATTGATGATCATTTTATTGCAACATTAAATAAAAAGGCGGAGTAATGTTAAATCCAGTATTTTCAGATGTATTAAACTTTAATTGCAGTGATTTATATTTAAGGTCAGTGGGTGCTCCAGCTGGCAATAAAATATGGTCTGTGTGTCATGAAATTGCACATATGCTAATTGAAAAGAATATATCTTATGGCAATTCAGCTTTAGAGCCCGCAAGAATATTTTCAACAACGGACTCAACAGAACAATTAAAAGTCCGTATTGATGATAAGCTAAATAGAGTAAAGAACAATCAGGGCTTTGCTGGGGATAATGATATTGACGATCTGATTGGATATTTAGTTCTATATAAAATAGCTAAATCAAGTTGATTTTTTAGTCGACTAGAAGTATAATGTACATATGACAGAATTAGAGCCAGCAGTACATTTTGACCGAATGAATAAAGTGGTTGAAGAATTATTAAAGGGTAGTACCCCAACCCAAATTGCCACGCTGACTGGGTTTAAAAGGGCAGAAGTAATTGAGCTTATTGATGAATGGAAAGATGTAGTCCATAACGATGTCAGCTTACGTGGTAGAGCTAAAGAAGCTATATCTGGAGCAGATCAGCATTATGCAATGCTTATTAAAGAAGCTTGGAAAACTGTAGAGGATGCCGATCAAGCAGGGCAGCTTGCAGTAAAATCTGGAGCTTTAAAGCTTATTGCAGATATTGAAACTAAAAGAATAACCATGCTTCAAACAGTTGGTGTTTTAGAAAATAATGAAATTGCTTCTCAGATTGCCGAAACAGAAAGAAAACAAGAAATTTTAGTAGGCATACTCAAAGAAGTAACAGCCTCTTGCCCAAAGTGTAAATTAGATGTTGCAAAAAGACTGTCTCAAATTACTGGAATAGTAGAGTCCGTAGTGGTAGAAGATTCAGATGCCATTTGATTTTGGAGACCTAATTGATCTTCTTGATGGAGAAGAGTTTGAAGAAAAGCCAGTAGACCTTCGTGAGTTTGTTACAAGCCCAAATTATTTAGGACTTCCTCCGCTTTCAGATCTTCAATACACATTAATTGAAAAAAGTTCACAGATATATAAAGAGTCGACTTTAATAAAATTATTTGGAGAAGAAGAAGGAAAAAGAATTGCAAAGCAAACTGCTACAGAAGTCATAGCACAATTAGGAAAAGGTTCTGGAAAAGACTATTGTTCAACTATTGCAGTTGCTTATATAGTTTATTTACTATTGTGCTTAAAGGATCCAGCAACATATTATGGAAAACCTCCTGGCGATGCTATTGATATTATTAATATTGCAATCAACTCACAACAGGCTAACAACGTTTTCTTTAAAGGTTTTAAAACAAGAATTGATAAATCCCCATGGTTTGTTGGCAAATACGAAGCTAAGGCTTCAGAAATGAAGTTTGATAAAGCAATTACTGTTCACTCTGGACACTCAGAGCGTGAAGCATGGGAAGGATATAACGTAATTGTTGTTATCCTAGACGAGATATCAGGATTTGCCATTGAGAATACCACTGGTCACGATCAAGCAAAAACTGCTGATGCTATATATGAGATGTACCGTGCATCTGTAGATTCACGTTTTCCAGATTTTGGAAAAGTGATTCTGCTTTCTTTCCCACGATTTAAAAATGATCCTATTCAAAAATTTTACGAGTCTGTTATTGCAGAAAAAGAAATAATTATTAGGTCAAAAACATTAAAAATGGACGAAGATTTGCCAGACGGCACAGAAGGAAATGAAGTTACTGTTGAATGGGAAGAAGACCATATTAAGTCTTATCTTATACCAAAGGTGTTTGCTTTAAAAAGACCTACTTGGGAAGTTAATCCTACAAGAAGTATTGATGATTTTAAAACAGCTTTCTATAAAAACATGATGGACGCACTTGGCAGATTTGCATGCATGCCACCAGAGATGGTTGATGCATTTTTTAAATCTAGAGAAAAAGTAGAAAAAGCATTTAACAATACTGGAATTGCCGTAGACAAGTTTGGAAGACTTGAAGAGTGGTTTAAGCCAGATCCAGAAAAAAAATATTTTATTCACGTTGACTTAGCTCAAAAGCATGACCATTGTGCAGTTGCAATGGCGCATGTTGACAGATGGGTAAACGTTAAAGTTACAAATGATTATTCTCAACCAGCTCCAATAGTGCATGTAGATGCAGTAAGATATTGGACTCCAACACCAGATAAGTCTGTGGATTTTACAGAAGTAAAAGATTATATTCTTTCGTTAAGAACACGGGGATTTAATATTGGAGTCTGTACTTTTGACCGATGGAATTCTCACGACATGATGCAGCAACTAAAACAATATGGAATTAATACAGAAATTTTATCTGTAGCAAAAAAGCATTATGACGACATGGCAATGGTAGTTTTGGAAGAAAGAATTAGCGGACCACACATACCATTACTTATTGACGAATTGCTTCAGCTTAAAATTATGAGAGATAAAGTGGATCACCCACGAAAAGGTTCAAAAGACTTGGCTGACGCAGTTTGCGGATCAATATTTAATTCAATTAGTAGAACACGACCAGATTTAAATAACGAGATAGATATTCATACATACGAATCTATGTCTATCTATGATGATTTTAGTAAAGATAAATCAGACGTTATTAGTACAAACATGATTCGTCCGCCTAGGATGCCAGAAAGTTTGTCTGATGTTTTGGAAGGGATGGAAATAGTATGAGTACATATCAGGAGAAGGCAAAAGAGTGTAAGTGTTGCGGTAAGCATGTTCCTCTTCCTACAGTTTTAAAAGACTATAATGGAGTTACTGTGTGCCCAACAACATTTTCAAATTGTATGGAATATAAAAGAATATGGAAGTCTTTAGGTCAAAGACCAAGCGGCTCAGTTAGAAAACATTTTTCTGAGTATGTTCAAAACCTTGTTGAGCAGGAAAATTTGAATGAGTCATGATCAATGGTTTTTAAATCCTTTAGGAGACATAACCTTAACAGATAAAGATTATAATACACTTTTATATAATAAGATAGATAAAGGAAATTTTAACTATTTAAAAGTATTGGGCAAATCTGGACATAAGAATGATTTTATAACATATAACCATAATAGTCATGGTTATAGAAGTATTCAGTTTAAAAAATCAAAAGACTTTTTAGCCGCAGGCTGCTCACAGACATTTGGCGTTGGAGTAAATGAAGAATTTATCTGGACAAATATTTTATCTAAAAAAATAAATGTAGATATACCTAACCTGTCTATTGTCGGTGGCTCAATACCATCTATAGTAAATAATCTATTTGCTTATTTTAAAGAGTTTGGCAGACCAAAAACTTTATTATTACTTTTACCAGACCCATATAGAATGCAAGTACCAACGCAAAGAAAATATATAACGTCTGATCATATTAGAGAAGAAGATCCTAGAGAGCCAAATCCAGAATACATGACCTATCTGTATCTTCAAAGAAATAAAAGAAGAGAGTTTGAAAAATATCAAAAGATGCCCTTTGATTTAGAAAGCATTTTAACTCCTGATATACCATTTTTTTATAGCATGAGATCAATAGAAAATTTAATACAATATTGTGATGACTTTAATATAAAATTAATATGGTCTAGTCACGATATGGGTTTTAACTTAATGATGTCTAATGTAAATTATAAAAACTATATCGACTCCGAAGAACAGATGTGGAATATCGAAGGGCATTACGGTAAAGATCCATTTGGCTACGAAAAATTTATTACAACAAAAACTGTATATAAAGAAGACTCTTGCCATGAAGAATTAAGAAGCTTAGACCCAAGAATTTTTGAGCGTGGCAATGACGGATCACACTATGGAATCCATCAGCATTATCACATTGCAGAAATTTTTGAAAAGGCTTTAAATGCTTAGACAACTTGTATATAGGTTAATGTATTTTATTCAAAAGATTAAAGTTAAATTATTCAAAAAAGATAAAGATAAAAGAAGGTATATATATTAATGATAATTATGGGAATTAATGAAACCTCTCATGATGCCTCCGTATCTTTAATTAAAGACGGAGAAATCCTTTTTGCGGGACATGCGGAAAGATATAGTAAAGAAAAGAATGATTGGTATATTAATGAATCTTTAATTAATGATGCATTACAATATGGCTTTCCAGATCGCATAGCATACTACGAGAAACCCCTTTTAAAGGCCTCCAGGCTCATTCTAAGGGGTGGTTTTAGCGATTGGCAACCTATGTACACAGTAAGGAATATCTTTGGGCATCCAGTTCCTCAGACCTCATTTAAGCACCACTATTCACATGCGGCAGCAGGATATTATACTAGCAAATTTAATGATGCAGTTATAGTAGTTCTAGACTCAATTGGAGAATACAACACCTCAACAATATGGGTCGGAGAAGGACAAAAAATTAAATCTGTTTACAAAAATAATTACCCATTTAGCTTCGGTCTTTTTTATTCTGCATTTACAGAATTAATAGGGCTAAAGCCAAATGAAGAAGAATATATTATGATGGGCATGGCAGCACACGGAGATGCAGACAGATATTTTGATCAAGTCAATTCTTATTTTCCATCTATTAAATATCAAAAATATAATTTTCATAAAGGAATAACAGATTTTAATTGGGGCCATGTACCATTTTTTGCTGGCACAGAAGGAACTGGTTACGTTTCCGAATGGTTTGAAAAAAGAAAGTATGACTTAGCTGCAGCAGTTCAAAAAGTTTACGAGGTAAGACTTTTAGAGTTTATGAGATATGCTAAAGCAAAAACTGGAAAAGAAAATCTGGTGTTTATGGGTGGCTGTGCATTAAATTGTTCTGCAAATACAAGACTTTGGGAAATTTTTAATGATATATGGATTATGCCAAACCCAGGAGATGCTGGAAGCTCGTTGGGCGCAGCAGCAGCTTTGTATGGCAAACACATTGACTGGAACACCCCTTATCTAGGACACAAACTTGGAAATGAATACCCTACTCAAAAAATATTTGACGCAATAATTAATGACGGCATTGCAGCAGTTGCTTCTGGAAAAGCGGAATATGGTCCACGGGCATTGGGAAATAGAAGTATCTTGGCAGATCCAAGAGACATAACTATTAAAGACAAAGTAAATCTAATAAAACAAAGGGAGATGTTTAGACCGTTTGCCCCAGTAGTTTTAGAAGAGTTTGCAAGCGAATGGTTTAATATGGATTTTATATCTCCTTATATGCAGTATGCAGTTAAATGTAAGTATCCAGAAAAAGTGCCAGCAGTAGTGCATGCAGATGGAACTTCTAGAGTTCAAACAATAAATAAGGCTCAGCACCCAGGGCTACATATGCTTTTAAGAAAATTTTATTGGCAGACTGGCATACCAATGCTATTAAATACAAGTTTAAATATTAAAGGCCAACCAATTGTAAATGACCTAAATGATGTTAAAAAGTGGGAAGAATATTACGGAGAAAAAATATATGTCTGACAGAAGAAATAACCCATGGCAAAGGTCTGGCAAGCTGCAGGGAACAATAAAAGATGCCATATTTGGTAATGTAGATAACGATTTTGAAATGAATGATTACAAGAAAAAGTCTATATACCTAAGCAATTTAGGGGAAGAAAGTTCTATAGGCTATATTCATACTGGCTTTAAGCACGAAATATTATACGAACACAACAAACTACACTATAGGTGTAAAGATTTTGATAAAAATGTTGATATATTATTTTCTGGATGTTCAATGACATATGGGTATGGGGTACCAGTAGAGTTTACTTTTCCACATATTGTAGCTAATGAATTAGGATATTCGTATGCCAATATTGGTCTATTGTCTGAATCAGTATCGTCTCAAGTTAGACGCACATTTGCGTATTTTAAAAAATATGGGCACCCAAAATATTTATATGCCGTATACCCAGATTTTGGAAGAATGGAATTTCCAACAAACAGTAAAGGGTTTATTACAGGCACCCAAAAAAAGGTAACAAAACAGGATATATTAGATAGAAGCAATAATTTAACAGCGTGGCTTCAAAGAAATTTTTTACAAAATGCACATTTGCCTGGTAATTTATCTAACCTAAAACTTTCTGCTCAACCTCATATAGCAGAAGAAGTTATTATTCCAGAAATAACACATTTTTATTCTTCTCAATTAATATTAATGCTACAACAATATTGTGATGTAGCAGGAATAAAGTTTGAGTGGACTACATGGGACCAGGATCAGTATAACATAATGTCTCAATTTGAAGATTTCCCAGGCATATTTAATATCAATATGGACAAATGGGTTCCAGACTACGACAACATTGTAGATAACCATACAGATAATTTAAACTGTCATCAAGAAATGATGGAAAAACTAGGCACCCTATTTCACTTTGGAATGGACAGAGAGCATGGGATAGACCATGCCCATTGGGGTGCCCACAGGCATGCACATGTTGCAGACGTAATACTTTCTCGAATAAAGAAAATACCTGTTGACTAAAAATATTCATGGAGATATAATAAACTTATGGATGACTTTATGGATTATGACTCAAAGCTAGATCATTATATTGAAATCGGTGCTATATCAATTGAAGGTGTTGACCCAGACGGAGAATTAATACTTTCTGTTACGGATAAAGCTAGAGAGCTAGCCCCAGATTTGTGGCAAGCTCATATAGAGTATGTAGATAAACAATTAATTGATTTGTATGAAAAAGGATTAATTGAAGTAGAGTATAATGAAAACTTAGAGGCTACATTCAAACTTTCTCCCACAGCGGTAGAAGACATAAAAGATAAGGGTATATGGTTAGTAGATGAAAAAGATGAATAATATTGTCATTCCGCTTGCGGGAGAAGGCAAAAGGTTTGCAGATTTTGGATACGATGTACCTAAGCCTCTTATCATGGTTGACGGCAAAACTTTAATTGAACATGCAATAACAACAATTGGTGTTCCTGGAAGATTTATTTTTATTACTAAAAAATACAAAAATGAAAAGTATAATGAAGAGCTTACATCTATATTAAAATCTTGTGCTCCAGATTGCATAGAAATAAAAGTGGATGTTAAGCACCGTGGTGCCGCAGATGCCGTAATGTTTGCAAAAGAGTATATTGATAATGATAGCCCGCTTTATAATGCTAACTGCGACCAGATACTTGATTGGGATGCAGAAGAATTTGTAAATACAGTAACAAATAATGGCTGCGATTCTGCTGTAGTTTTGTTTAAATCTAGAAGTCCAAAGCATGGATATGCAGAAATTGTAGATAATAAAATAACTAAGTTGGTAGAAAAAGATCCAATAACAGACCATGCAATGGTAGGGTTTCATTATTGGGCAAAGGGATCTGACTTTGTAAAGTCTGCAGAAGCATTGTTGAATAATGATGGATCGGATGAAGTTTACATATCACACACTATAAATGCTTTAGTAAATGATGGGTATTATGTTTATCCATATTTTATTCCAAACAATGAGTATATTAATTTAGGTACACCAGATGACGTATCCTTGTACCTAGGAAAAGTTAAAGAATTTTATACAGAAAAACCAAAAACAATATTTTGCGATATAGACGGGACAATAATTAAGCATGCCCACATGTTTAGTGAGATAAGCAAGCATAAATCAGAAGCGCTTCCTGGTGTTGTTGCAAAATTTAATGAATGGGATGCTAAGGGCTACAAAGTAATTTTGACTACCGCAAGAAAAGAATCGTCTCGGCAGGGAACAGAAAAAGCACTAGAAGAGCTAGGACTTTCCTGGGACCTTTTAATTATGGGAGTAACTAGCGGAAGAAGAGTTTTGATTAACGATAAGTTAAACAAAAAAGACCCAGACAGAGCAGTTGCAGTAAGTTTAATCACAGACGGAGGATTTCTTTCAGAAGATTGGTCTAAATACGGGTTATGAAATTGTCTAGGCTAGATGACACGATTGGCGGATGGTTTGTAGGCAATTTTCCACAGGCTGCTTTTCAAACAGATGCGTGTGAGGTTTCATACAAGTATCACAAAAGGGGAGAGCATTGGCCAACACATTATCAAGAAAAAGTTATAGAAGTTAATTTAATGGTTCGTGGCCAAATGAAAATACAAGACAAGATACTTTTGTCTGGAGACATATTTATAATATATCCATATGAAATAGCAGATCCAGAATTTATAACTGACTGCGAAGTTGTTTGTGTTAAAGTTCCTGGAATAACAAACGATAAGGTCGTAGTAAAAAAACAATGAAGCTTATAGCACACAGAGGCAACATTTTTGGTCCAGATTTGAATAAAGAAAATCATCCTGATTATATAATAAAAGCTCTAGAGTACGGATGTGATGTAGAACTAGACTTGTGGGTAAATGACGATAATTTATTTTTAGGACATTCTGCTCCCGATTACCCTATAGACGCTAACTTTCTTGAATTAAATAAAGATAAATTCTGGGTTCATTGCAAAAATATAGAAGCTTTGTGGACATGCATGTTTAAATTAAATGACATTAATTATTTTTGGCATCAAGAGGATGACGTTTCCGTAACAAGCAAAAACGTTTTTTGGACTTATCCAGGAAAACCTTTAACCCCAAACTCTGTGTTGCTTATTTTAAACGAAGACTCGCTAGCTAAAGAAGATATTGGTGGAGAAATATATGGAATATGCACAGACTACGTAGACGAAATAAAAAGTAGGATAGAAGATAATGAATAGAGGAGCAAAAGTTCCCTTTGATATAGAGTCTATAGAAACTGTAGATGTTCCAGAATCAGTTGGAAAAATATTTAAGTTAACAAATGTTAATTATACTCCTACCCCAGGAAAAGAAGTGGTTAATGTTACAGGCAAAACAATGTTTGTTCGGGCTGGATATTATATATGGCACTACCTGTTTGACGAGCTTGCTGCCTATTTATATATTAAAAAACACGTAAAAGATTTAAATTTAATGTGGGTATATGAGGCAGACATACAGTCAAATACGCAAAAAGAGTTTTTAGAAGAAATTAAAACTAGATCTTTTCATGAAGAAAATACAAATGGAATAGAGGTTCATAAATATTTTGAAGACATAATGAAAATATTCCCTGGGCAGGACTATGTTTTCTGTCCAAAGGGGAGTGACACAAACTATCATTTTGATGAAGTATATTTAATTTGGGACCCACTAAATTTTTTTATTGAAAAAAAATATAAGTTTTTAGATATGGGATCCCATTGGTCTGGAATACCTTATGCTTGGTGGGCCAGATTAAATTGGCAAGAGCCCGATAAATTTAGCGGAGATATATTTGAGCATCAATGGTGGAGATTTATAGGTTTATTTGAAATGAGAAGTGCATTCTTAAAAGAATTAGAGTCTTATCCAATTCTTCCTTATAAAAAAATTTTTATTTCTAGAAAAGATGCGGACAAAAGATATGAGCAAAAAATTAAAGAAGAAAAAGAAAGGGTAGATTTTTTTAGATACGTTGACCCAGAAACTAATAACATGATTGAAGATTATTATGTGGAGCGTGGGTATCATCCAGTAAATTTTGAAGGCATGGGATATTTAGATCAATTAAATTATATAAGAAACGCAACACATGTTGCTGGATTAATTGGCTCTGGATTTACAAGCTTGTATATTGCAAAACCAGGGTGTCAGGTTACAGAAATACTGGTAAACAAAAAATATGAATTTAGTTACAAGTTTTTAGCCGACCTTGTGCCCTTAAGGTTTAACAGAATAGACCTAAGAATGCTTGCGGGAAACCCAGAAAGGCTTAAAGAAATTTTTGAAATAAAAAATAATTACATAGAGTCTTTGGAGGAAAGTCGTGAAAAGTATATCTCAAACAGTTAACGTAATAGATATAATCCCAGTGAGCAACACCACCTTTTGCATGAGATTCCCAAATATGCAATATTCTTCTTACCCTATGGAACAGGGAGAATATCCTTTAGTGCCAAAATTAGACATTGAGCCAAACCTAAACAGAGATATTTTTGTGCTTCCTTATGTTGCAAAATATTTTCATACGTTTTTTGAGTATATACCTAAAATTTTATTTTTAAAAAGTATTAATCCAGCAGTCCTAGTTATATTTGTTGCAGATAACAAAAATGATTATGATGAAGAAAACAATATTTTTTATTCTTGGAAAGCACATGTTGGAAATCACAGAGAAGATCATTTTAAAGATTTTTTAGATAGGTCTAAAATTAGCTATATTTGTACCTATAAAGAGTCTGATTTTTTTAAAAATATGATTGCTAATTCTGGATATATTTTTTATGATTCAATAAAAAAAATTCATATGAAAAGATGGCTAAATGAATTTTATAAATTTCCAAGCTCAATATCTTATTTTGCCACCTGCTCTCAAACCACAGATACGTTATTGCCAATGATAGATTATTTAAAAGGAATTAACAGCGATAACATAATTTCTTTTAGGTCCATATATATATCTAGAAAAAATTTTCCAGAAAGAGCTTTAGAAAATGAAAAAAAGCTAGAAGAGTTTATGGCTAAAAACGGTTACGAAGTTTATTGTTTTGAAGACATGAGTATATTTGATCAAATAAAGTTGGTAAAAGAATCAAAAAGAATTGTCATATTAAATGGATCTTCTGCTGCAAATTGTGTTTTAGCAAATCCAGGCACGGAAGTAATTTCTTTTAATAATGGCGCAGAAATTGTTGATATTTACGAATCGGCTTGTAAATTGTATAATATACAATATAACTTAATAGAAATGCCAGGCAATAATGCAGAATGGATTATTGACTACTTAATAAAAAATAATTTGTATAAGCCTTTGTAGCTCAGAGGACAGAGCAGGACTCTTCTAAGGTCTTGGTCGCAGGTTCGACTCCTGCCAAAGGCGCAATTGGGGATTAGCTCAGCAGGCAGAGCGGGAAGCTGTCCGTGTTCCAGATGTAACTTCAAATGTCTGATGAGAGTATTGCTTATCTACTTTAAAGATTAATAAATCATTTTCTTCTGGTTTATATTTAAAATTAAGGTTTGGAAAATTAATTTCTCCGCCTTCAAAATCTCCAATATACAATCCTATTTTGTAATAGGCGATAGGATTATCATTAATGTATAAAGACTCATTGTTGTTTATTTCAGAAAATTGTCCAGCCTTTAGTCTTACAAAATTGGCGTGTTGGTACATCCAGTATTCTGGAGCAAAATAGTTAAATATAGGGTCATGAAACACATAATCTATTACATCAAGGCTACACTTGTCTCCCCAAAAAGTATTTTCTATGTCACCAATTTCATAGTTTCCGTGCTGGTGCCAATCGTTTTCTTCAAATGCTTCAAGCTTTTCTTTATAAATAAGCAAAGTTTCGGGATCTAAATAATTTTTAATTAAATATATTTCGTCAAATAACCTGATTGTTTTAGGGTCAGATTTAAATCTAGGCTCAGTTGCGAGCATCGTCTGCCGTCCAAAGATCTCCGAGCAGCCATCTTCCTATAGACTCTTCAGATCTATCATTAACATACTTAAAGTATCTATCGCTCTTATAGTTGTAAAAAGTTCCTGGAGCCATATCGTATTTTGTTGCAAAACAAGAGAAGGCGTACCTTACTCCCTTAGTTACTGGTTTTGTCGCATGAAAATATGGGGCCTCTGCTCCGTGAATAACTACGTCTCCTGGCTCTGGCTTATAAACTAATTCCCCAGGCATAGACTCTATATCGGCGTTTGGCTTTAATGTTCCATCAGGCAAAAAGGCTGGATAAAAAACTTCTCCGCCTTCAAACTCAGATAGATATGTGACTACTCCATAGTCAATAAGGCTACATGTTCCGTATGTATCTTCTTGAGTTAGTTCATGAGCTTTATCTTTTCCAGGGTTATCTGCGTGTAAAAACATTCCTTCGTGTCCAACCCTAGAAGTAATTACTTGAGATTGAGGATTAATTACATAGTCTGGATAAATCAATTCTGAGACATGCTCCCACAAATCTATAATTCCAGGGACTGGGGGGCTCATCTTATCGTCATACCAAGGAATTGCATTGCCCTCTTCTTTAAAAGAATCTGGATTAAATGTGTCTAATATTTTAACAAATCTGTCGCACATTTCACGAGGCACATACCCTTTAAATACGTATATGCCTTCGGCTAATTTAGTAAATCCTGGTTTATCATAGAACATATATGTATTATATCACGCCTAAAATTCAACCTTTACTTCCCTATAAATAAAATGCTATAATATAGAAATGAGTATAGAAAACCATAAATGGGTTCGCCTACCCAACGGCGAGACTGACGAGTCATATTTTGAGCACAATACACACAAGGGACCATTTTGCGTAAACTGTTCTAAATTTTTTTGTGTGCAGTGCGAAAAAGAATTGGCTTTAAATAGTAGCGGAGCTGCATCTGATAGAAGCGTAGACTACTATCTACCTAAGTGTGAGGCAAACGTTGATAGTGAGGTAGAAGCATGGTCTCCAATTGGTGGAGAGCTAGCAGTTTCATTAATAGAAAGAAAAATACATGCCTAATCCAGTATACGTTAAAAACGACATCTTGTTGATAGAAGACTTTTTAACTCCAGAAGAAACACAAAAGCTATTTGAGTTTGCAAGCAATCCTGAAGCAGACTGGGCATACCAATACGATTATGATATTTCAGAACAAGCTTCAAAGGTGACCCAGAGTATGATGAAGTAGTTGCAAAGAAAAATACTTTTTGGTCAGATAAGATGCTTGCAATAAAGTTTCCAGCGCTACAAGAAGAACTAACAAAAAGAACGCTAGCAGTTTTTGATGATAAGTATCGAATTAATCAAATTGCAAGAATTCAAAGACAATATCCTGGTTCAGAGTTAAAACAACATCATGATCAGGGGTATGATTTAAGTTTACAAAGAGCAGTTATTATTTATTTAAACGATAACTACGAAGGCGGAGAAATTTATTTTACACAGCATGACGTTAGACTAAAGCCAAAGGCTGGTTCTTTAATAACTTTCCCAGGCACAGATGATTATTTGCATGGAGTTGCAACAGTTCAACCAGGTGAGACAAGGTACGTAATTAGTACCTTTGCTTTCAATAAATAGGAGGTATTAAAATTTTAAAAGTATCAATAATTGGATGCGGTTTTGTAGGCGCCAGACTAGTAGAAAACATAAATGGTGAAAGAGAAGAAGAGTTTTCAATGCTACAAGAATCCCATGGCACAAAAATTGTTTTAAGTAAAGTTTTAGTTAAAGATGTTGCAAAGTATTCTAGCGGTACTCCAGCCAATTATACATCTGATATTAATGATTTGCTGTCAGATGACACCGATCTTGTAATAGATGCCAGCAACAATTCAGAAATTAATTGGTCTAGAGGGGCATTAACCGAATTAGCCAAAGCTGGAAAATCTGTAGTAGTTTTAAATAAGCCGCTACTTGCAACAAGCACACAAGTATTTGCTGAGCTAGAAAAGACTTACGGAGTAAAATTTTTAATTGGTGCTTGCATTTCAAAAAATTCTCCAATTAATGTAAGTACACTTAATTATTTATTTGACGGAAATGAGCGGTTTGAGGAACGTGGGCACTCTTCAGATCAGGTATGTCGAGCAATTTTTGAAGAAATTCTATATTTTTATAATAAATAAAATATGATATAATTGTTATAGGACGCCCATAAGGGGTCCTAATTAACTTATTCGCTTGAAGGAGGAATAAAATGGTAACAACATTTGCATGGGACCTTTTTAAGGACCCATTTTTTATTGGGTTTGATAGAGCCCTAGATACATG